TGGGTTGATACAAGTGATTTAGAAAACTATCCAAAACTTTACAAATATAATACTACAGCAACATTAAGTTCAACTAACACAGCAAACCAGGTAGTAGTTACTACAACTGGTGCGGCTTGGGAATTAGTTGACAAAGCAGACCAAACAACAGAAGACGGTATTTTATTTGCAGATGCAAGATGGCAAATATCAACAGAAAAAGGAGCGGATGGAAACACACAAGCTGGTTCGGCAAGTTCAATTAAAGATCTTTTAAGTGATAACTTCTTAGATCCAGATGCACCAGATCCAACAAGCTACCCACAAGGTATGTTGTTATGGAACACTAGACGTTCTGGATACAATGTTAAAGAATACAATAACAGTTATATTACAACAGCAAAATATCCAAGTTCAGGATCAGCTGGCCTTGGTAACATTAGATACAGCAACGAATCAGTTGCAGGTTACTATCCAGACAGATGGGTTACTAAATCAGGTAACAATACTGATGGTTCAGGAACTTTTGGAAGAAAAGCACAAAGAAAAACTGTTGTACAACAATTAAAATCTGAGATAGACACTAACCAAGCAATAAGAGAAGACCAACGAGGCTTTAACATAATAGCTTGTCCGGGTTATCCAGAAGTGATGCAAAATATGATTAACTTAAACACTGATAGAAATAATACAGCATTTATAATTGGTGATTCACCATTTAGATTAGTTGGTACAGCAACAGCAATCCAAGATTGGGCAAATAACTCAGCGGCGGCATCTGACAACGGTGAAGACGGATTAGTAAGTGCAAGTGATTATCTAGGCGTATTTTATCCATCAGGATTAACTACTGACAATTCAGGTACAACAATTATTGTTCCACCAAGTCACATGATGTTAAGAACACTAGCAAATAATGACAACGTGGCATATCCATGGTTTGCACCAGCTGGTACAAGACGTGGTGTTGTAGACAATGCAACAGCAGTTGGTTATATTGACACAAGTGAAGGTGAATTTAAAACAATATCTGTAACAGAGTCAGTGAGAAATACAATGCACACAGTTAAGATTAATCCAATTACTTTCTTCTCAGGAGCAGGAATTGTTAACTTTGGTAACTTAACTAAAGTATCAGGAAGTTCAGCATTAGATAGAATCAATGTTTCAAGACTAGCAGTCTACTTAAGAACACAATTAGATGCAGTTGCTAAACCGTTTATATTCGAGCCAAACGACGAATTAACAAGAAACGAAATTAGACAAGCAATTGAATCGTTCTTACTAGAACTAGTTGGTCAACGAGCATTATATGACTATTTGGTAGTTTGTGATGATACAAACAACACACCTACTAGAATAGACAGAAACGAATTGTATGTTGATATAGCAATTGAACCAGTTAAATCGGTTGAATTTATTTACATACCATTGAGAATTAAAAACACAGGAGAAATTGCAAAATTAGGGAACTAATTTTTAGATAAATAGGAGAAACACATGACAATATCAACATTATCAAAATTTACAGTACCTTTAGCAAACGATCAAAGTTCAGCATCACAAGGCTTGTTGATGCCAAAACTACAATATCGTTTTAGAGCAATCCTGGAAAATTTTGGAGTATCAACACCGAGATCAGAATTAACAAAACAAGTAATGGATATTACAAGACCAAATTTAACTTTTGATCAAGTAACATTAGATGTTTACAACTCAAGAGTATATGTTGCAGGTAAACATACTTGGGAACCAATTACAATCACTTTAAGAGATGACGTTAACAACTCAGTTACTAAACTAGTTGGTGAACAAATACAGAAACAATTTGATTTCTTTGAACAAGCAAGTGCGGCATCTGGTATTGACTATAAATTTGTTGCAAGAATTGAAATGCTTGATGGTGGTAACGGCTCAAGTGCACCTAATGTATTAGAAACATTTGAATTATATGGTGCATATGTTGAAAACGTTAACTACAACACACTAGCATACAACACATCAGAACCTTCAACTATTACTATGTCAGTAAGATATGATAACTGTATACAAACACCACAAGGTACAGGAATTGGTACGGCAGTAGCAAGAACAATTGGTACGTTAAGTACAGGTGGTGGTTAATCAAATTTAGAGTAGCAATTATAATACAGGAAAGGCGTCTTTATAGGCGCTTTTTTTGTGGCTATAAATAACAGTATGCCAAAGATTAATGATTACTTAAAAGGCTTCCAAAATAGTCTTCCAGGAATGAAAGACTTCCGACACGCATCACGATTATACCTAGACGACAATTATAAGTTGATGCCAAAACAGAAGTTTCTGTTTCATGTAGTATTCAACTTAGATGAAGAGCTCCACTTTACAAAATTTGCATCCAATGAAAGACATGAACTTAATATGCTGGTCAAGTCTTGTGATCTACCAAGATACGGAATGAACTTAGAAGAAAAAGTTCAATACAATAAAAAAATGTATACTGCCACAAGAATTCAATATGAACCAGTAAACATAGTTTTTCACGATGATCATGCAGACACAGTAAACGCTTTTTGGAAAAAATATTATGAATATTATATTGCAGATTCTGTTTCTGTAAATTCTGACTTACAAATATCAAATCAAAAAGACAATTATTATGATTCTAAAGAAAATTATACTAATACAAAATATGGTTTAGATACACCAGTACAAAGAAAAAAACCTTTTCTTAAAGGCATTGAAATTTTTGTATTGCACAAACAAAGATTTACATCAATGACTCTTGTAAACCCTGTAATTGGCTCTTTTGCTCACGACAATTTAGATCAAGCAGATGGTGCTGGTATATTATCAAACACAATGCAAATTTTGTATGAAACTGTAGTATACAAATCAGGAATTATTAATAAAAATAACGTGCCAGGTTTTGCAACAATACATTACGATCATGAACCGTCTCCATTGACTGTATTAGGTGGCGGAACAAATAGTATTTTTGGTCCAGGGGGTGTTATTGATGGTATAGGCTCAGTAATTGGAAATATACAAAGTGGAAATATTCTAGGTGCAATATTAGGTGCATCAAACACATACAACAATGCTAAAAAAATGAAGAAAAGAGATGTTAAAGCAGAGCTAAAAGGTATTGCAAAAAAAGGTATTTTAGAAGTTGGCAAACAAGCAGGTACAATTTCAAATCCAGTTGGAGCATTTTCCATAGGAGCGGCTGTAGCAGGTGGTGTTACAATAGCAACTGCTAAAGGTATTGTTGATAATAAAAAAAGACAAAATAGCACTGCCTTATCAAATACTTCAACAAATACAAAAGATTTCCTTAATGCAGACGAATCATACAATCTTATTACAACAAATAATAATATTTCAAATGAAATAGCGGCAGGCATATATTATAAAGATATTGGGTCTAGAAAAGGACTAACCATTGCTGAATCTAACATTGAATATAATGCCTCACCAGACACAACTAAAACAGTTTACAGAAACAAAACAAATACTGATATAAGAAAACTTGTTACTGAAGGGTATATAAAAATTAGCAGAGAAACACAAAACGTAAGCATAGTAACTGAAAAGGCAGGATTATAATGGCAGAATTTTATACAAACTTACCACCAAAAGAAAAAGATAATTTAGATAAAACAATTGAAAAACTGACAACAACAAATTATCAAGAAGAATATCAATTCAATGTTGGTGAATATGATGCAACTATAGCTTTTTTTGTTAAAAGAGGCTTTCAGCGAACTGCGGCAGAATCAACTGCTTATGTAATTTTATCTCAAGCAAAAATTGATAGTATAAAACCACAAGAAATACTTGACAAATTAACTTATGCATCAGAGGCTCAACTTTCCGAATTAATAACCATTGTACTAAACGCAAATAGATACAAATCCAGTAGGTTAGGTGTGAGACAAACTCTTACTACAAAGGAAACTGTGTCTAGAAATATAATAGACTAATGTTACCAAGATTCGCTAAAGGAAAATATCATCCTAAAAACCAAGAAAAATATGTTGGATTAAAAACACCAACTTATAGGTCAAGTTGGGAACACTCTTTTATGAGATTGTGCGATGAACATCCTAACGTGTACAAGTGGGCAAGTGAGTCAATTAAAATACCTTATAGACATCCATTCACTGGCAAGTACACTGTATACGTTCCTGATTTTTTTGTTGTTTATAACGATAAAGAAGGACGTAAACATGCAGAATTGATTGAAGTTAAGCCAATGTCCCAAATTACTATGGAAATGGCAGGAAAAAGTATGGGTAAGAAAAAACAAGTAATTCTAAATCAAGCAAAGTGGGAAGCGGCAAACGCCTATGCAAAACAAAATAAAATTAGATTTAGAGTGGTATCAGAAGACCAATTATTTCACCAAGGCACACGTAAATAATTCTTAATGTACCAAATTGATACTATAGAAAGTATTACAATATTCAAAAAAGTTTACCGCTTATTCATTTAGATCCAAACTACCTTTCATAAATACATCTAGCGGTGATTTAAATCGTTTACTTGCACCCGCTTTATAAATGTTCGCTAAAGGACTTGATCATTTCCACTTCCTACAAAACGGTTTAACAGCAGTGATGTTGTTGTAACCACTTCGGCATCACTGCAACGATAAAGGAAACATATGACTAAACTATACAAAGTTAAACTAGAAACAATCAGCGTATCATCTTCACCAAAAGAAGAGATAATCAAAGCAAATACTCCAGAAGAAGCCAGAGAGAAAGCACTATCATTTTGCCAACACGATTTAGTACGTATACTAAACAAGTTGCGTTATGCCACGGATTATATAAAAAGTATTACTGAATATAAAAAAGAATTTGATGCTAATAAGGGTATTAAAAATACATATGGGGGAGATTGGGCCGGTGGATAGTATAAAAAGTATTACTGAAGTTGAGGTAAAAAACAAGTTATAATAAACATGGCTAAATGGGAGGCGGCAAACGCCTATGCCAAGCAAAATAGAATGCGGTTTAGAGTTGTATCAGAAGACCAATTATTTCATAACGGTAAACGTAAGTAAATAAAACAATGACAAAAAAATTAGAAGATATATTAAATTTACCAAATGTTAAAGAAGAATTTAAAAAGGTAGATAAAAAAGAAAAAGAAAATGCTAATAACACAATTAGTAAATCAAAAAATTTAGATCCTGAGACACATAAAAATCTACAAAAAAGTTATGCTGAATTTGATAAAATTGCGGCTTCGTTACCCCAAGTAAAAGGCCTTGGAGATTTATCAGATTTAGAGTTAGATAAACTGGCTATTGAAGCTGAAGAAAGTTATAAAACTTTAATGGACTTAGGTATGAACGTAGATTCACGTTATTCTGGGCGTATTTTTGAAGTTGCAAGTACTATGTTACGTAATGCCATAGATGCCAAAGGCTCTAAAATAGACAAAAAACTTAAAATGGTGGAATTACAACTTAAGAAGCTTAAAATAGATAAAACAGGCAAAGATGACCTAGGACCTGTTGAAGAAAGTGACGGTTTTGTGATATCAGACCGTAATGAGTTAATGAAGAAGTTACTTAAAAAAGACTAAATATTGCATATGAGCACATTTACAAAGTATCTTACTGAAGCGGCTAAATCATATGACTACAAAATTAAGGTAGCAGGCGATATTGACAAAGATTTTGCAACACGTATGGAAACTTGCCTTCAAAAATTTGAAGTTGCTAAAATGTCAGCTGGAAAGAAAACTCCAATACAATCACTTCCATTAGATTTTCCAGCATTAAGTAATGAATCTGTAACAATATTTGATGTAACAACAGGCTACCCATCAGCAGTTAGAGAAATGCAAGAATACCTAGCAGATTATATGAAAATTTCTCCAGCAATGATTGTTGTAAGAAAACCGGGTGAACCAACAGAAGAATATCAAGAGCAAATGGCAGTTGCAGGTAAATCAGAATACAAAAACAAACTACAAGATATTGAAATGTCAGATGCACCTAAAGTAAATGCAGAA